TCCTTCAGCGGCTTCCACGCCTCACAGGCTGGTCGCTCATTACCCTTGCTTTGCTGGTCGCGGTCTGGGCTCTTGCCCCGCACCAGCTGCCGGTCAGCCTGTACAAGCTCAGCCTGGTGTCGCTCGCGGCCGTGGTTGGCTACTGGCTGGACCGCAGCATCTTCCCGTACGCAAGGCCCGATGCTTTCTTGCTTCCGGACACTGAAGAATTTGAAGAGCATTTCTTGGATGAGCAGCCGGCTGACAACGCCGTGTTTGCCAGCCTCACCCCTGACGGCACGCTAATGCGTCTGGCTGGTGTCTGCATGCTGCGTCGGGCCATCGTCATTGGCTGCGCCATGCTGGCCATGGGCCTGGGAGCCTGATCATGCATTGGCCACAAATCGTCTGGATCGTATGGGTATCCATGGGTTTTACCGTCAGCGTAATGAAGCATGGCAAGCCCCTGGAGGGGAAGTACAACGTGTTGGGGCATCTCCTTCGCATCGCCATTGCCGTCACATTGCTTTGGTTTGGTGGTTTCTTCTCGCAGAACGCCAATGCCCAGGTTCCACAGGCAGCCACCCGGTACCGGGCGGAATTGACCCGCGCAGCTCACAACCAGTGGGGTCTGAGCGCACCCATCGCAGCACTGGCAGCCCAAGTGCACCAGGAGAGCGGATGGAATCCCCGAGCGGTCAGCCAGGTGGGCGCAACCGGCATGGCGCAGTTCATGCCGTCCACGGCCAGCTGGTGGTGCAACTCACAAGGCATCAGTACATCGGAATGCCAGCCTACCAACCCGACATGGGCACTGCGCGCGCTGGTGGGCTACGACAAGTGGCTGTATGACCGTGTTGCTGCTGCAGACGAGCTGAACCGCCTCGCCTTTGCCCTGTCCGCCTACAACGGCGGCCTGGGATGGGTTGCCCGCGACAAACAGTTGGCCTCGGGTAAGGGGCTCGACAAGCTGACGTGGTTTGGCTCGGTTGAGCGTGTCAATGCTGGTCGGGCAACGGCAAGCTGGCAAGAAAACCGGGCCTACCCAAAGCGCATCTTGCTGCAGCTGCAGCCGCACTACCTGGCATGGGGGCAAGGCGTATGATTTCGCCCCTAATTCGATTGATTGCCTTTGTGGCTTGCATCGCCGCCCTCATGGGTGTTGGCGCCAAGCTGGGCTATAACGCCGGCCGCGCGCCGCTGCTGGTCGCTATGGCCAAGCAGGACAAACAGCATGCCGATGAAAAACGGCTGGATGCTGAACAAGTTAAGGCAGCCCTGAAGGCGGCTATCACCCGAGGCGACGACTTGAGCCGCCAGCTCCTGCAGAGCGACCAACAGATCATCAAACTCTCCAAGGAAAAACGCGATGCGATCCAAAAAGTTACCACCGGCAGCCTTTGCTTTGGCGAGCCTGCTTTGCGCCTGCTCAACGGCGCCCCAGGTCTCCACGTCAGTGGTCTACCTGGCGCCACCGGCAGCATTGCTGCAGAGAGTGGAGCCACTTCCACCGATACCGACATCGCCCAGTGGGTCATTGATGCCGGCGCCCAGTACGAAGTCTGCCGCACCAGGCTCGACGCACTGATTGACTGGCACGCCGCCCCTCAACCATCACACCCATAACACCATGTCGTTTGATATCGAATTCGCAAAGTTGGGCATCATGTTGTTCAACGGCATCGCCACTCTGGCCGTCGCGATCTACACCTACGTAGCTACCCGAGACAAGGACAATTCGCAGCACATCAAAGCCGTTGAAACCGCCTTGACCAAAGCCATTGGCGACCATGCCAGCCGCCTTGAGCGCGTGGAAATGCAGATGCGCTACATGCCTTCGCCACAGGCGTTCTCTGATCTGCAGGGCGATATGCAGGCCATGCAGGCCACTCAGGAGGCGATGCAGCGCGATACCCAGGCCGCGCGCCTGTCGCTCAATCGCATCGAAGACTTTTTGATGAAGAAGTAACCTATGCCCAATACCGACTTTGCCGCCCACCTGAGCGAAGACCGCCGCCTGGTTATCTTGCGCGTGCTGCTGGAGAGCGCAGCTTTTACGGCCAATGAATACATTTTGCAATCCATGGTGGAGCGGTTTGGCCATGTCGCGTCCGGCGACCGCATTCGCACGGATTTGGCCTGGCTGCAGGAACAGGGACTGGTTCGCATGGAGGAAGTTGGAACTGTCCAGATCGCCATGCTGCTGCAGCGAGGTGAAGATGTGGCCCTTGGCCGCACCATCACTCCCGGCGTTAAGCGGCCATCAGCTGCGCGTGGTGCCTGACCATGGCGCGCAAATCTACCGTTGCGGTTCTGGACGAGGCCATCGTTGGCGAAGTCAACCGCCTGATACGCATAGGCCGCACCATTGACGAGATCCTGGCCGCCCTGGAGCCGCTGGGCGCCGATATCTCTCGCTCGGCCATGGGTCGGTATGTGAAGTCCGCTCGCCAGAGCATGGAGCAATACGCCAAGGCCCAGGACGTGGCGCGCATCTGGATGGACAAATTCGGCTCTGAGCCGAGCAGCGACGTTTCGCGCTTGCTGCCCCAGATGCTTGAAGCGGTGGCCCACCGCACCTTGGAAGACATGACCGATTCGGACGAGACCAAAACGCCAGAAGAGGTACGCGTGATGGCCCGGGCACTCAAGGACTTGAATGGCGCCAAAAAGGGCAATATCGACATTGAATTGAAGATGCGCGAGGTGCGTGAGGCTGAGCGCAAGAAGGTGCTGGAAGAACAGAAGCTCGCACTGGATGCCATGGGCTCCAAGGGTGGCGTGACGGAAGACACCAAGAAGGCGATCCGTGAGGCGCTGGGAATCTTCTGATGGCAAAGATCAAAGGCTGTGCCAAGGTAATCCCTGCTGACCGTGATGCCATCTTCTTGCCCTTTCAGAGCAAGTGGATCAAGGACAACTCGCGCATCAAGCTCATGGAGAAGTCGCGCCAGATTGGCATCAGCTGGTCCACCGCCTACGGCACCGATGAGCGGGCCGCAGCCCAGGGCGCGCGGTTTGATGAGTGGGTGAGCAGCCGTGATGACATTCAGGCGCGGCTGTTTATTGAGGATTGCAAGCTGTGGGCGGGCATCATGAACTTGGCCGCCAAGGATCTGGGCGAAGTGGTGATTGATGCCAAGGACAAGCTTACCGCCTATGTGCTGCAGTTCGCCAGCGGCAGACGCATCCATAGCATGAGCAGCAACCCCGATGCGCAGGCCGGTAAGCGCGGCAGCCGCGTGCTGGATGAGTTTGCCTTGCATGCCGATCAGCGCAAGCTTTGGGCCATTGCTTACCCCGGTATCACCTGGGGTGGCAGTATGGAAGTAATCAGCACGCACCGTGGGTCCCACAGTTTTTTCAATGGCCTGATCCGTGAAGCGCGCGAGAAGCGCAACCCAAAGCGCATCAGCCTTCACCGCGTCACCCTGCAGGACGCTCTGGACCAGGGCTTTTTATTCAAGCTACAACAGGCGTTGCCCGCAGATGCTGAGCAGCAGGTGATGACCGAGGCCGAGTACTTTGACTTCATCAAAAACGGCTGCGCAGACCAGGAGTCTTTCGACCAAGAATACCAGTGCATCCCTGCGGATGACGATGCCAAGTTCCTGGAATACCAGTTGATCATTTCCTGTGAATACGAGGCATACATCGTTTGGCAGCGCGATGTCACATCGATTTTCGTAGGTCGCCTATATGCCGGTGTGGACATTGGCCGCAAGAAGGACTTGACCGTGCTGTGGGTGCTGGAGCTGCTGGGCGACACGTTTTACACCCGGCACGTGGAGACCCTGGAGAAGATGCGCAAGAGCGCCCAGGAAGACATTCTGTGGCCTTGGTTTGCGATCTGCGACCGGACCTGCATTGACGCCACCGGCCTGGGTATTGGCTGGGTTGATGATGCACAAGACAAGTTTGGCGAACGGCGCATTGAGGGTGTCACATTCACCAGTCAGGTGAAAGAGGCATTGGCCTATCCGGTGCGTGGCGCAATGGAAGACCGAACCATCCGGATTCCGGAAGATCCCCAGATCCGCGCTGACCTGCGCAAGGTGCAGAAGGTGGTAACGGCCGCTGGAAATATTCGCTTCGTAGCCGAGAGCACACCAGATGGCCACGCTGACCGTTTCTGGGCGCTGGCCCTGGCCATTCATGCCGGATCAGAACCCAGCGGCCCTGTAATCGCAACCTCTCTCCCGCGCGCCGAAATGCAGAGCATTGGCAGCATCAACCTCAGCGGCTACTAGCCCGTACAGCACAGGCCAAAACCATGGCAAACAAACCCCTCATCGCCGATCAGCTGGCCACACGCAACAACTCGCTGGATTTCACCGTCATGGGCATGCTGCTGCCCAATCCGGACCCGATACTGCGAGCTCAGGGCAAAAGCATCAGCACTTACCGTGACATGCGCACCGACTCGCACATTGGCGGATGCATTCGGCGCCGTAAGGCAGCCGTTCAGGCGCTGGAATGGGGTCTGGACAGAGGTAAGTCCAGCAGCCGGGTTGCCAAGTCGGTGCAAGGCATGCTGGACCAGCTCAAGCTGGGTCGCATCATCAGCCAGATGCAGAATTGCACCCTCTATGGATATCAGCCCATGGAGGTGGTTTGGGATCGCAAAGACGGCCTTTACGTGCCGACGGGTGTACTGGAAAAACCACCGCGGTGGTTTTGCTATGACCCTGAGAACCAACTTCGCCTGCGAACCCGTTCCAGCCCCATGCTGGGTGAGTTGCTTCCAGAGCGCAAATTCCTTGTTCCCCGCCAGGAGCCGACCTACGAAAACCCATATGGCTTTGCTGACCTCAGCATGTGCTACTGGCCGCTACTTTTCAAGAAAAACAGTCTGAAGTTTTGGCTTGCGTTCACCGAGAAGTTTGGCAGCGCATTCAGCGTGGGAAAGCTGCCTCGCACCGCCTCCCCTGAAGAGCATGCCAAGCTGCTCGAAAGCCTGGCAGCCTTGATTCAAAACGGCGTGGCCACCATCCCCGACGATGGCAGTGTAGACCTGGTCGAGATGGCCGGCAAAGGCGCCAGTGCTGACCTGTACGAGAAGCTGGTGATGCACTGCCGCAGTGACATTGCCATTGCACTGCTTGGCCAGAACCAGACCACAGAAGCCACTGCCAACAAGGCCAGTGCCACGGCGGGCCTGAAAGTCACCGACGACTTGCGCGATGGCGATGCCGAAATCATCGCTGACACCATCAATGAGCTTATCGAATGGATCTGCCAGGTCAATTTCGGGGATGTGGAGCGCCCGGTATTCAGCTTTTGGGACCAGGCGGCCCAGGACACCCTGCAGGCCGAGCGTGACCAGAGCAACTATAAAGCTGGTGCCCGCTTCACCAACGCCTACTGGATGCGTGCCTATGGCTACCAGGACGGCGATCTGCAGCCGGATATCACCGATGTCCAGGCCAAGCCGCAGCTGGCACTTTCCAGTCCGCAAAAGACCTCGGTTGCAAGCTTTGCAGAAAATGGGGCCCCGACAGATACAGCTGACCCGACGCAAGCCCAAACGGATCTGCTGATGCGCGCATCTGTGCCGGTTTTGGGTGGCATGGTGGACGAGTTGCAGAAGCTAGTTAGCAAGGCCAGCAGTCCTGCCGATCTGCAGCGCACGATTGTGCAGGCCTATGGGGACCTGGACTCATCTGAGCTGGTGAAATTGATGGCCGCAGCCATGGCAATGGCAGAACTGATGGGCATAGATGCGGCCCGCAGCGAGGCCTGACAATGCCCGCCGATAGCGCTGGCCTGAACATTGGCTTTGGCACGCCGTTCCAGGCGCAAATTGAGTACCTGAAGAACAAACTCAACTTGCCAAGCCAGGCGTGGGATGACATCCAGGGTGCCGTGCACGACCGGGCGTTGATCGTGGCTGGAGCCGCCAAGGCGGACCTGCTCAACGACCTGCACCAGGCGCTAAATCGTGGCGCCAGCGATGGCGGCGGTGAGCGGACGTTCACAAAGGACTTTCGCAGCATCGTTGCCAAGAATGGATGGACCGGCTGGACAGGAGAGGGAACGCCGGCGGGTGAAGCCTGGCGCGCCCGCATCATTTACCAGACCAATATGTCCACCAGCTATTGGGCCGGGCGCTACAAGCAGATGACCGACCCCGAAGTCTTGAAGCTGCACCCCTATTGGCGCTATATCCATGCCGACGGCATTGTTCATCCACGCCCACAACACCTGGCTTGGCATGGACTGACGTTGCTGGCATCAGATCCATTCTGGACTACCCACTTTGCACCCAATGGCTGGATGTGCCATTGCCGCATCACCAGTGTCAGCCAGGCAGAGGGTGAACGCAGTGCCAAGGCTGGCTTGGGAGAGCCGCCGGCAGGCTGGGATGCAATCGACCCAAAGACGGGTGAGCAGATCGGCATTGACAAGAGCTTTGGCTACGCACCGGGTGCCAATGTAAAAAAGCCCCTGCAGGAATTCATTGACGCCAAGCTGATCAACCTGGATGCACCGATTGGAGCGCGTATGTGGGAGGCATTGAAGCCGGTTCTTTTGGCAGAAAAGGAAGCGATATTCACTGATTGGGTCGATAGCGTTATCGCTGGTGGTGTTTCTAGAAATTCATCACAAATCGCAGGTGCAATGCAAGCCGAAGAGGTGGACTATCTCAACCAGATTGGCAAGGCACCGCTGAGTTCCGAAATTTCAATTGAAGACAAGTTGTTGGTTGGCAAGAAAGCTCAACGCCATGAGTTGGCGGGCGATGCATTGACAGCAGAGGAATGGAAAAGCATTCCCAATTCGCTGGCGAATGACACAAAGGTATATTTCGATACGGTCAAAGAAACACTGCTTTATGTAATGCCTTCGATCACCGGGGACGCCTCAATCAAACTGGCAGTTTCTGTGAATTTCGTGACATCACGTCCAAGAAAGACGTTAAACCTCGCTCGGTCGGGCTTCAAAATCAACCCACAGGCCCTTGAAGACCGATCACGCTACGTGGAGATAAGGTGATGGAGCGGTGGACGGCAGTCCCACCATCCCCGTGTGGCCAGAGCCCTACGGTTGAACGGACGCCGATTTTCCGTTCGTGCTCCATCGAAAACAATATTGATGCGCTCAAGCAAAGTAAGGCGGCGTCGGATTCGAACCGAATAATAGGGTCGGAAAAACCTAGCCTAACCATTCCCATTGGAAACAACCGCCTCCCTTTCATTATAGGAATACCGCCGGCAACTGGAAAGCACGCTTTTAGGAGTCAAAACCATGAACATCCGCCAACACGCCAGAGCACGTAAGGGATTACAGGCTGCCTACATCGCTTTTGAAGCTGAGTTGTACCGGCTTTGCGTGCAGCGTTACTACGATGCCGATGGTGATTTTGGCTATGACGACGAGTTCGACGATGGTTGGCTATGCACACACTGTGGCGGTGAAGGATGGGCGCAGGTTGACGATCCCTTTTGGGATGAGTGTGACGAATATGGCTACGGCGACTGCCCGGCCTGCAGCGGAACTGGTGAACGTCGCCATCAAACCGTTTTTTGATGCAGAAATGGCATTTTGGAGGTGATTCATGACCAAATTCACGATTACTGTTGATGATGCTGAGGTAAAGGCCACATTCAAGGCCTTGGCTGAGCGCGGTCAAAACATGAATGCCGTGCTCCAGGTGGTCGGCGCCGAGATGCTGGAGCGTACCCAGCGCCGGTTCGACACCAGCACCGCCCCTGATGGAACCGCGTGGCAACCCAACCGGCCGGCAACACGCAAGAGAAAAGGCGGAAAGCCGCCTCTGGTGGACCATGGATACCTGCGGCAGCAGATTCTGGCGAGCGTCTCGGGAAACACCTTGACTTTAGGAACTACCGCCGTGACTGCCGCATACGCTGCCATTCAGCATTACGGCGGCACGATTAACCGCGCCGCCGGAAGCATCAAGGTCCGGCACCGGACCGCTTCCAATGGCGACTTGCTGCGTAGCGCCATCATGAACGGCAAGGGCCTGATCTTTGCCAAGAATAGCCATGCCAGGGCGATCGAGCGGGAGTTCAGTGTAGGTGCCCACAAAATTACCATCCCCGCCCGCCCATACATGCCAGTGCGGCCGGATGGTACGCTGTACCCTCAAGAGCAGGCCGATGTGCTGGCGGCTTTGAACGAGTATCTGATCGGCCGGACCTGACCCGCTTCACTTTCTCCACATGAAACTTCGTTTAAATTCTGTGCCATGAAATCCCGCCACCGGCCCGCCTAATCCCGCATTTATCGCATCGTTGGGCCTAGAAATATCTCACTCGTCTTCAAGTTCCGGCCCTTCAAAGTCCACAGTTCCCGGCAATCTTCGTGATAAGGTTGCCGTATGCCCGCCTATACCTTCACCGCCCTGGACGACCGGGGGCAATCCCGCAAGGGAACGCTGGAGGCTGACAGTGCCAAATCAGCGCGCGCCCAGTTGCGCGCCCAGTCCTTTATTCCCCTCAATGTGCAGATGCTGGCCGGCAACCGTCCGGCCGATGCAGCCGACGGCAGCAGCAGCGGCTGGCGCTCCAGCGTCCTGAACAGCACGGCACTGGCCATCTGGACACGCCAGCTGGCCGAGCTGGTGGCCTCGGGTTTGCCCCTGGAGCAGGCGCTGGGCTCGTTGTCCGAAGAGGCCGAGACCGAAGCGCACCGCAATCTGAACGCATCGCTGCGTGCGTCTGTGAACGGTGGCACCAGTTTTGCCAAGGCGCTGGAGCAGCATCCGCGCGAGTTTGCCGACATCTATGTGGCCGTGGTGGGCGCGGGCGAGCAAAGCGGGCATTTGTCGCTGGTGCTGGTGCGCCTGGCCGATGACCTGGAGGAGCGCCAGGCGCTCAAATCCAAGCTGATGGGCGCCGCCCTGTACCCGGCCATTGTGTCGCTGGTGGCGGTGGTGATCGTGCTGTTTCTGGTGGGCTATGTGGTGCCGCAGGTGGCCCATGTGTTTGCCGGCAGCAAGCACGCCCTGCCCTTTCTGACCGTGGCCATGA